TGCGCCAGCGCGGATAAGGTTACGGATGTTCCAGCCGGGAGCGTCAACGGTATCCAAGGACTCCCAGCCTTGGTTCAGGAAGTTGTAAACCAAGATGGCATTATTCTCGGTCGAGCCGTCAATGGGGACTGCGATGTAATAACGGTTATCGTGGTAAATGGCTACGGAGTTCTTCGCGTAATCCTTGGTAATTCGCTTGATGAGCGGGTTAATCGGCTCGGAAAGCGGGATAGATGCGCCGCGCAGGTTATACAAGTCCTCGAAGGTCATGGCGTAAATGCCGTTATCCGAGAGGAAAAGAATCTGGTTGCCGACCTGAACCACCGAGCGACGAGCCAGACAGCCCACTTCGCGGGTAACTTCTTGGACCGTAGTGGACTCCAAGGCACCGCTTACGCCACGCACGAGGTGAATCGTGTTACGGTTAAACACCACAAGGTTATCCTCGGTGAACGGCTGGAGGGCTACGACGTAATCCGCGCCACCTGAAGCGATGCGGTAATTAGCGTAAATCTGGTCGTAAGTGTCTTGGTCGAGAACGTCAGACGCAATGATTTCGTCCGTTACGTCACGGCTAGTAATCGTAGGCGAACCAGAGCTGCCGGTCGTCGTGTAAAGGAACGGCATCCAAAGACGACGCTGATGGTAAACCGCCCAGGGTGGGGCAGGCATATGGCTAAAGCCAGCACCAACGGATACCTTTTTAGACCAAACAACGGCTGTTGCCGCAGAGTCTGCTACCTGAGCATACACCTTGAACTCGTTAGCGTTAGGCACAGAATATATGAGATACCCCTCTCCCTCGACAAGCTCGGTGCTGCCTTTGTCCACGACGTAAACAATGTCGTCCACCGAAAGGCCATGTCCTGTCTCGGACACCGTAACCACGCCATCGGCAATAGCTGTGTTAGTGGCCGCGTTCAGATAAACCGGCTGGGTGTAGTCGCCATCTGCGACTAGTTGGAAAGCCGGAGTTCCAGTAAAGTCTCCATCCCACTCCAAGGCTGTCAGACCATCTCGGAAAATGAAGACGTAATTAAACGCCTGAACCATATGAGCATCGGAGTCCAGCGTCTCGCCAGCCGGGTAGTCAATAGAGGTGGCTGTGCCGGTTCTCAGGTTTACCGCATACGCAATGCTGTTCGTAGCAATAACGATGTATTCCTCGTTATTAGAAGCCGGGTCAGAGAACAAGCACGAGCCGTAAACCGAGTTAATGACGTTATCATTAAGGATAGGCGAGCCGACGACTGCGGTTCCGCCGATGCTTCCCGATAGGCCCGAGACAGTAATTTCGATTGTAACAGAATCAACGACAGTGATAACTCGGTTGCCATTAGGGTCAGGTGTAAGGCCAGTGATACCAGAGACGTAGCCAAGGGTCTGGTCAATAAAAGGGTGCGCCGAGGAGAACGTAATCGTAATCGTGTCTCCACTTCGGCTAGAGCCGCTAGACGTTGTGTTAGCGTAAACGTAAAACGGTAGTGTCAGGGACGCTTCATCCGTAGCCAGCGATGAGCCTAAGTTCTGGTGGCCCTTGCGGGTCTGCCACGCCCCGTTAATATCCATGCGTCCGTTAGACGACATGGCAATCTCTGAAGGTTGAAGCTGGTCTGGGCGAAGGCGTGCGTTAACTCTAGTGAACGCGACATCGCCCTCATCAACCATCAGGTTATCAAGGGAGCCGTAATTGCTATACCGTGGCATTTACCTAGTATAGCTTATGTTGTTACTTCACCTTGCGGCGTTTAACGTCAACACCCTTGATGATGCCTTTGTTACGGCTGGCGTAAAAGACTTGCTCGCCGCGCTTCTTGCCATACTCGGCTTGCATCGCGGCCTTAATCTTACGGCCTTTCTTGGTCAGCGGCATATTAGCACTTCTTCCGCTTGCCGTATTCCTTCATGCGCTCGCGCTTACCCTCGGACTTCTCGTGCTTCATCTGCTGCTTGCGCGACTTGTATCGTTCACCTGATTTGCTCATAGTAGTTAATGATTAATGCTTAACAATTCCAAGCCCTTCGGCTCCAATAGTTTGCAGAAAGTTTGTTCTCCTTGCCCTTGATTCCACCAGACCTGGCGCAGTAGCTTTTCTTACGCGCAGGCTGGTTCTTCTTGATAGTCATGTTCGCGTCCCCGAATCGGACGACCTTTTCCTTGCCGCCCTGGCAGGCTTTGACTACGAACTTCTTTCCGCCCTTAACGTCGCGTCTAGGGCTATTACAGGGCAGATTGCGAGGATTGAGAGCCATGTAGGGATAAATGGACAAAAGCCCGTAAAGTGGCTTATTCTGCGTCTTTGAGGCGTTCCTGTTCCGCCTCGCGGTTAATGCGGTCAAGGTTCTTAGCTTGCTTGATAATCCACCAAGCGGAAAGGGAGCTAACAATAATCGAGCCAGTCATCACCAGAACCTGCAAAACGTCAGCCGCCATCTGAATCGTGGCAACTGTGGATACCCAGCTAATAGCGTTAAGGCTAATCATTTTCATGGGCTGGAAGTTATCGTTCATTTGGCTGTGCGTTGTAGTGGCCGCGAACCGAACCACCACATGACGGCTGTTGAAGTAGCGAAAACGAAGTCAGCTAAGATGGCGGAAACCGCTGCCTTACCAACGAATCCTGCCGCGATGAACATAATAAGCGACAAGACCATCGCCCAAGTCAGGCCAGGGCGGGTAAAAGCACGAAAGGCATCAACCAGAATACGGGTAGAAATGACCCAAATAGGGGCATTTGCAGGAATCTGGACGGCTTCGTTATCGCTCTTGAGGCTGGTATCAAAGGACTTAAACTCGGCCTCGGTAATCTTCAGCCGGGACATCGCCTCCATTTTCTTAATCTCAAGCTCGGTTTCCATCGCTTTAGACTTAACATCCACAATCTTTTGAACCAAAGAAAGGACGCCGCCCAAGATGGAACCACCGACTGCACTAGAAAGAAAGCTAAACATAGCTTATACTAGCACGAATTAAAACCAGTGATGACGAATCCAACGCCAGCAAAAGTAGGGAAGCCAGATGAACTTAGGGACACGGACAATCTTGACGTTACTATCAACGACCTCCGGGGGAACAGCGTCCCAGCATGTGACTTTGATAGGCCCGCCATCATTGGACTCGCAGCTCCAAATCAACCCGTTGCGCGTCGGCGGACGGCCCCAATACCACGAGTTATCAAACTGACCTAGCTCAACGTCAGTCTCGCGCCCGTGGCTAATCATGCAACTTACGATGCGCCAGCCGTCAGTCTTGCCTTTAATCGTGAACGCCGAGATTCCAGCTTGGCCGATGAACCTGCAATCCGAGAACTCAATATTCGTGCAGCCCGTGGCATCTACGTTATTCTCAGTCCCAGCA